GCATGTTCCAGTCGTAGAACCGCGAGATCATCGTGTCCGTGATGCAGTCGTCGATGGTCTTCACGAGTCTGCGGAGGACCGTGTTGGCGTTGTTGTACAGCAGCGTCAGCGAACCGACCTGATCTGGAGCCCGACCTTGGTTCCCCTCCAGCAGCGACGGCAGACTCGACTCGTCTTCGGCGAACTGCAGCGCCCGGTCGATGATCGCCTGAATCTCGGCCTGACGGGTGTCGAACTGGTACGTCTTGAACGCGTGCCCGACGTCGACAACTCCGTCTTTCGAGAACCAGATCTTGGACCCAGTAAGCGCCCAAGACCCGTCGGCAGGTTCGATCAACTTGCGGTTGATGACGATCTGCCCGCCGGATGACAGTGCTGCGTTGTCCATCATCATCCGCCACCCTGCGGTCACGACCTTAGACGGGTTCCGCAGGATGTACGGGACACCTACACCGAACATCTGGCCTTCGATCCGCTCGTACTGCGCCACCGAGTACGGAAGCTCACCGGAGTCAAGAGGATTCAGGTACGCCTTGATCGGTCTGCCGTTGCATATGAAGACGCACCCGCTGACTGCGTCCTGACGCTCCTCGTCGCTCTCGCACTCGCACCCTTCGACGCCCGCTGCCTCAAGGTCGCCCTTGGTAAATTCTCCGTGGACGATGTACACCTCGAATATCGCGTCGTCTGGCGTCACATACTCTCCGGGGACGATGCGGTCGTAGTTGCCCTTGCGGCTCCTTGCAGCCTTAGGGCCCTCGTTAAGGCACTCGTTGATCTGGCTCGTGATGTAACCGTGCTGGCCACGCAACTCGCGGAGAGTCTTCGCGTTGAACTCCTCGACTTCCACGACGTACCTTGCCTTCTCGATGTCGCCGCCTGCAGCTGGGTCAGGGTAGAAATTCCACGGACTCACCCTCACGACCGCTGGCGCATACTTCTCCTCGATCTGCAGCACCCACGCGTCCGGAAGCTTCGTCCACCGTTTGCTGACGTACCGCTTCACAAACGGCCCACGCAGGATCATCGTCCCGAGGACGCAGAAGTCCCAGATGCCCTTGCGGAACTCGGCGTTGTAGTTGCACTCGACAAGCTGGTCCTCGATCTCACGCTCCATCCGCTTCGCACGCTCCGCCGCCTCCTCGATGGCGTGCTTCGCAGCGTCTGCGGCAGTCAGTTCGGTGCCGTCGGGCTTCATGATCGGTTGTCCGCCGACGGTCAACACCGTGTCGCGCCCCTTGGTCAGGTCTGCAGAAAGGTCAGGATTCGGAGTCGGGCGGATTGCGAAGTTCTTGTCATCAGTCGGCAGCATCATCTCCGCGATCCTCGAGATCGCGGCGTTCGTCTTCGGCCGAGTGATGTTCACCGATATCCTGCTGCGCGTCTGCCTCTCACCCGAGACGGTCGCCTCCGTCGCCCCCTCCTGCGCCATCTGAGTCATCGACTTGTACGAGTGCTGCGAGATCTCGGAGCCGTAGTACTGCCGCAGGTCTTCGATCCACCGCGACTCGATGCCGCTTGCATCGCGCGCACTGATGGCTTCGTCGATCATTTTCTGGACAGCGACGCCGAACGCCTCGAGGCGCTCAAGGTTCTCGGTCTCCCTCGAATAGTTTTCAGTCTGCATCAGTAGCCAACAACCTCATCGAACGGTCTGAATGCGGCGACAACTGGGCCGCTCTTTTCCTTCTTGCGTACAGGCTCCGCGAACGTCAGCGCAAGCGCGTCTGCGATGTCGGGAGATTTCTCGTCCCTCTTCTTCATGCTTTCTTTCGACTCGATACGGAGTCGCCCCGAACTGTCGTACGTGTACCCGGGCGCAGTCAGGTCTGCGAGGATCTCGTCCGACTGCGGAAGCGAACACGGAAACTCCTCGAGCCACCGCTTCATTTCGCCCCACATTTCTGCGCGGCGGTTGACGTACTTGTCGTTCTCGATGGCAGTCTCGGCAGCGTTCACCGCGAATACGACGTTCTTGGACTCGTCATCCTGTGCGCCGTACCCGAGTTCGCACAACCGGTCGTACACGCCTGAGCCGATGCCGATAACGTCGATAAAGACGGCGTCAGGATTGTGCGCCTCTATGAATCTGGCAACGATGCCAGCAACTTCCATCGTGCTCCTCTTGGCGTACGTCTTGACTGCCCTGACCTTTCGGCCTTGCCTGACAACGATTGCAGTCCGGTCGTCACCGTATCGCGCAGGGTCTACGCCCACGACCATCGGGCCCGACGGCACGACGGATTGCATCGCCTGCGCCCGCACGACAAGGCTGCCGGGAATGAACGAATCTCGCGCGTCCGAGACGAACGCTTCCTGCCAGTTGCACGGATACTCAGCATGAAACCTGTTGACGTCGCCGTCGAAGTCGTTGGCGATTTTCCATCGCCTCCAAACCAAGTGCTCGTCAGTGAGCCCCTTGTCTCCGTACACCTCGATAAGCTGATCCTCCTCCGGCGTACGGGCCCAACCGTCCGGGATCGGCAGCGTGTACTCCGTCTGCCAGAACCACGGCACGAATATCGGCAGATAGTCGCTCGATCCAGTGATCGCTGCCTTCCACCGCCGGTAGAAGTCGTTGTTGACTCCGTTCGCCGTCGACTCGACGATCACCTCGGTGTTCGGCAGCAGCGGCACCGTCTGGCCGAGTCCTGCCCAGTGCGCCTCAGGCGTCGGCCAGTATGCGTACTCCGACGCGTGCAGATACTGCGCCGTACCCGACCGGCCAGTCTCTCGAGTTCCCGCAGTCGCCACTTCATACCGACTGTCGAGCAGATCGAACCAAAGCTCCTTCGCGTTCGCAGCACCAGTCGACGGACGAAACTCCGGCGGCGTGTTCTCGTGGAACCTGATCGCCATCGCGTACAGGTTGTCGCTCGCACGCTGCTCGTGAGCTACGACGTACGCCTTCGCTCCCGCGCGGTGTTTCAGCCGCCAGTTGAGTCGGCCTTGAATGTAGGTTGATATGCCCTGCTGCCTGCCCTTCAGGATGATCGCGCGCACCCACCCCTTTTCCTTAAGTTGACGCTCGATCAACTCGTGGACATGCAACTGGGCCCGGTTGAGCTTGAACGGCACAAGTTCGCCGTTCTTGGAAAGGATGCGCTGGAAAACGTAGGCGTAGAACCTGTAGTCCTTCGCACCGCGTCCTACGACGTCGGCGGTGTCCAGTGTCACACGTTCACCCTGCGCGTCCATCGGCCACCAAGCAGATTCGTTCGCGCTTCATTTTGAAACGCACGGTTTCGTTTCCACGTACAACGCGCACGACATATAGCCCGCCCTCGTACTCGTCATACCAAGGCTTGTGTATTACGTCGCCGACAACGATCCCTGCCTTCTCAGCGGGCCCGCCGGGAGCTACCTCGAGCACCGTCCCGTCCCACCGCACCTTGAGCCCTACGCCGACGTAACTCTCGTCGCAACCGAGCCCTCTGCCGTCTGCAGCGGCAAATTTCAGGTCGGTTCCCTCGAGGATTGCAACCTGTTGCACCTTCTTCTTCTGCTGCTCTTGCTCGCCCGGTCTCCACAGCAGCGCCAAGATCACCGCCACATGCAAAACAACAACAAGCGCAAGCCACGTCAGATGCACAGCGCCCACCAAAGCATCACGATCACGAACGCTGCGACCGCGACTGCAACGGCATCTGGCAGATGACTGCGACGTTTCAGCGGAGCGTCGAACAGGTCATTCGCCAGATTCACTCTCACGATGCCTGCGTGGATTGCGTCAACTCCGCGTCGTATTGCTCTGCGAGTAGCCGCCATTTCGTCTCCCACTCGTTCTCTGCGCCATCTTCGTCCAACCCGTACGTCTTTCTTTCCAGCGGTACGAGTTTCGCAAGCACGTTCGCAAGCTTGTCAACCGCTCCGATCCTAGCCTGCATCGTCGCCGCCTCGATTGCCGCCCTGACTTCCTCTTCGTCGAGTCCAGCGTCCGCCCCGATCTGGATCAGCCGCTCCTTCGTCAGGCCTTTCCTCTTCGCAACCGACAGACTCATCAGTTCGTTGACAAGAGTCGTCCAAATTTCCCTAAGTTGCAGCATCGAGGATTTGTGGCGTTCGACAACGTCAGCCACGACTTCCGCCGCCGCCTCAACTGCGCTTTTTGCGAACCCTGTTGCACTCTCGAGCCGCCTGTTGTACTCGCGCTCGATGATCTTCGCCCGCGTCGCGAGCCTCACCGAATCCGTCAGGTCGCGCGTGATCCCATGCTTACGCATGTGGCGACTGATGTTCGTCGCCGAGACGCCGTACTTCGCCTCGAGTGCGGCCAGAGTCAGCCGCCCCATCCGATACTCGACTTCAATCGGATCCCAGTCGATTGGCCTACGACCGGGCCGGTGTTTCGGTTTCTGTTGTGCCATCCTCTTTCCTAATTTCAGCCGCCAACTTGCGGAGGATTTCACCCCTTGATGAATGTGCAGGAACCGTGAATACGGCTCCGCCGCTACTTGGTGACTCGATCAGCAGCCTGATTTCTCCGGCCACCGTCTCCTCGACGTTGATCCTCCATCCGCTTGGCAGCATCCTTCTTCCTTTTCTCCGCCTGATACACCGCAGCGTGCGCCTCATACTTCGACCAAAACTCAGGCCACAGTGGCCACCGTTCAGGAACCGCCGTTGCAGCCGCCGCTGCGATGATGATCTCGATCACGCCACCCTCCGTTGTTAGATGTCGCACATTTACATGTTTTGACTTTTCTGCCGCACCGTGCTACATTGCTCACCGTTGGCAGATGTTCTGCCGCCCGCACCCCGGGGAGTCTGGGGATGGAGGCTAGGATGATCGAATCACTGCGCCACAAGCGAAACGCTGCCGCTCAGGCACTGAAAGAACTCAGGTTTGCCGCCCTATCGGCGGCTGAGTCAAGCCCAGACCCAAGCGAGCGCGCCATTGCGCGTGCTTACGCCGACGCCGCTATAGCGGCGCTTGGCGACATCTCGAACGACTCTATCTACGAGTTGTTCGAGACTCAGGACTTGGATGAGTTCGAGTCCTGACTCGCCGCCGCATTACTGGCC